ACCGCAAAAATGCCGCAGGCGCAGGCCAGCGCATGGGCGCCGCGCTGTTTCCAGCTGCGCTTATGCTTGCCGGCCAGTTTGACCTGCACAACGGCAGCCACCAGCACCGGGATGTACAGCAGCGCAATGGTAATAACTGTCTGGGTAATGTGCAGGGTATAACTGCCCATCACCTCTGCCGCGGTGCCCAGGTTCAGGATGTCCTGCGGCATCAGGGCGGAACCATGCAGGTCCCGCGTGTAATAGTTGACCAGCGCCAGCACGGTAAAAATCAGGCCGGAAACGCCGGTTGCCGGTCGTGTCCTGAAGAAAGTCCGTCGTATTGGTAGAGCCGAAGAACACGCACTGCCGGGGCAGCTCCGAGACGTGACGGCCATACGCTGCGCGGTAGCGGTCGGCGCGCAAGGAGAGGAACTGCTTGATGCGGGCGACGTCGGTCTTGCGGAATGCGTCCAGCTCTGACACTTCCACCAGCCACACGCCCTGAAGCAGCTCTGATGCGTCCTTGCCCTCGAAGGTGCGGATGCTGTCGTTGAACCAGCCACGGGACATTTTATCCAGCAGGGTACTTTTGCCGATGCCCTGCGGCCCCGCAAGGATGACCATGTTATCGTACTTGTAGCCGGGAATCATAGCGCGGGTAACGGCTGCGGTGAAGCTCTTGCGGCACACAGCGCGGTTATAGGCGGTGTCCTTCGCGCCCAGATAGTCAATGAACAGCGTGTCCAGCCGGGGCACGCTGTCCCACGTCAGGCGCTCGATGTACTCGCGGACCTCGTTGAAGGCGTGCTGCGAGGCGTGGATGTCAAGGGCGCTGTCGATGTTGCCGCGTCCGGAAATGCCCCAGAAGCGCTCCATGTACCAGTACAGGCCGTTGCTGTCCGTGTCAGACCACAGGCGGCGTTTGCCGTCCTTCTTCCACGGCAGCGGTCCCAGCACCTCACCGCGCCCGGCGAACTGATTGAGCGCGAACTTGCCCTTCAGGAGCGGGTCGCCGTCAAGGATGATAAGCACATTGTCAATGGTGCTCTTGATCTTGCCGTCCTGCGTGCGCTGCAACTTTTCAGCCCATGCGGTGTCGTCCTCTGGCGCGGGATCGTTGCCCATGCCCTCGAACTCCCGCATAGCCTGTTCGTGCTGTTCGCGGTTGAGTGTGGCGCATACGGTCTTGTCGGCCAGCGCCAGATCGCACATAGCCTTGTAGGACGGGAGCTTCGCAACGGGCGTTTCCAGCGAAGCGTTGTCGTCCTTATCCCCGAACTTGTGTAGCCGGATCAGGTCAAAGGCGTTGACCAGCCGCCCGCTGCACGGGTCCGTCGCGTGGTGGCTAAACAAGAACTTGCCGCCGTCATAGATGATCGCGCCGCCCGTGGTGGAACCGCCCAGATAGGTATAACGGTCGGGGTCGTTGTCCACGGCCTCATAGATGCCCGGCAGGTAGGCGTCCATAGCCGCCAGCACGTTATAGGTGCGGCAGAAGGCACCCACAAGACCCTGCTTTTCTTCGGGGTCGCCCTGCTTCATAGCCAGCTTCTGATAGCTGGTAGCACCGGGGACCACCGGCCAGCTTGTCAGGTCGTGCCAGTCGGCATATGTACCCAGCAGGGCGTCTGCGGAGATCAGCGGTGCGTCTACGGCCTTGTAGACGAACTCACTGTCACAGCAGCAGGAAGGCCAGTACATGAGCCGGACTGTCTCAAAGGTGGTCGGGTCGGCCATGCCGATGCCCACATGAGCGGCCACACGGCGCGCGCACGGCTCGTATTCGTCTGGGGTCATAGTTCTATCGGTCGGGACAACGACGCGCAGACGCGGGCGCTCAGGCGTGTGCTTGCGGGTGCTGTAAATGCAGTAGCTGAAGCCCAGCTCGTCCATTTTGCCGATGATGGTTTCCGTCTGCCAGCCGGGGATATTATCAAAGTCAAGCGTGATGATGTCGCGCCCGGTCACGTTGTTTGCCTTGCGGCGCTGCCCCAGCAGGGAGCCGCCCACAAAGCCGCCGACGTCCTTTAGATCGTCCTGCTGCGATTTCTTCAGATGCAGATAATCTTGCAGGGTTTCAGCCCCACGGACCGGGGTAGACAGCCGTTTATAGAGTTCTTCGACGGACAGCACCGTCTGTTTCCAGACCATATCACGGCGGTTGTTGCCTACGGATATGGTGATTTGTCTGTCATAGTTCATAATCAGGTACTCCTGTCCTCAGGATCACCCCCCCCGTCACCGGGGGAAGGCGTCGCCTCCTTGTGTAGCTCCGCACCGCTCATTCCCGCGCTTCTCCCGTGATCCGGTCAGACAGGCGGACAAGTTTTCCCGCACGGATGCGGTCCACCAGAGCGCGGTTGCGGAAAATAACCTTGAGCTGTTCCAGCATGATTTCCACGTCGGCAATCTCCTCGGCCAGCGCCTTAGAGTTATCCGCGCCGCGAAGATTCTTCGACAGCTCCTTGGTCAGCTCGGACATTTCCTCCATAGCCATCACAAGCTGCGATTGCTTGCCGTAGGCCCTGACAGCCTCGACGTAGGTGTCGCACTGGGCGGGTACCACAATCGCGCTCAGACGCTCCTGAAGCTCCTTGTTCTTGCACTCGCAATAGCAGATTTTGTCCTGTGCCTGCCTGAGTTCGGCTTCAAGCTCGGCCTTCGTCATATTACTCATTTGAACACCCTCCCGGTCTTGACATCTTTGATTTCAATGCGGCTGACAAGCTCAAAGCCGCAGTTGCGGATGATGAATTTAAGAACCTTCACGAGGTCGCTCACGCGGCCATCCAGCGCGTTTTCTTCACGGACGATAGATTTCACGCCCTCATACGCTGTGGGGTCGTAGTAGCCCTCGCTGTTCCTCTTGGGGTAGTTTGCCATACAGCCCTCCTAACAATCGACTTCGATCACAGCGGTCGGGAATTTGTCGCAGTTGTCCGCAATCTGCCTGAGAAATTCCGCTGTGGATTCCACCGTGCCCCAGCAGTTGCCCGGCTCAAACTGCCGGTAGCGCTTCGGATGCAGACACAGCCGCGACGCGCCCTGCATGAGCACGGGGTACATATCGGCACAGCGTTTGCCGTTCCACTCAGAGGGATAGGAGCCGCACACCTCTTTAATCATGGCGGCGGTGTTGGACGTGTGGTTGATCCAGTCGTCACCGACGTACACCCACTGATCCACGCCCTCAAGTTTGGCCTTGAAGCTCACATCATAGCTCACTGTGTAGCCGCCTCCTTTTCCTGATACTCCGCCATATACCGCAGCACCTCATCGGCTTTGGCGAAAGCCTTGACCAATCCGCCGTTTGCGTCCGCCGACCGTACAACTGTATAACCGGCATAAGCGAAGGCGGGAGTACGGCCATTCAGAAAGAAGAAACACATATCCAGCGCGTCACAATACATATAGCTGTTTTTGACCACAAGGTCTTCTCGATCCAATTTGAAGCGGGCGGCGATCTTTTCCGCCCATGTGGCAGCCCTGCTTTTCGCCGTGATTCTGGTGATGTGCGCGTCGAGATTTGCGGCCTTGCAAGCGGCTTCAATGGCCGTTGCCTGCTGTTCAGTAGAAAGCTGGACGCACGGGATGTCTGTATCGCTTTTCATAAGTGAGCCTCTTTCTGCGTCGTTTTTCATGGGCTGTCTCCTCTTTCCGCGTTCCATGCCGCGACGTCAACGCCGATCTCTTTCAGCTTGCGATCCGCAAGCCATGCGTCGTCGTCGGGCATTTCGTAGTAGTTGACCAGATCATCGTGGATGACCGTAAACTGTTCCCACGCGCGCCGAAGCCGCTTTTTCCCGAAGCCGAGGTGTTTGTGCAGGAAATAAAGGATCATGGCATCAACGTTGTTCAGGTATTTGTGGTCGGCCTCCACGATTTGCCGGTTGATCTCAATGTTCATGGCGCGCCGCTCTTTGGCGGTCAGTTCAGCGCCGTAGACTGTGCCCTTGTACTGTTTAACTCTCATGGCGTCCGACCTCAGCGGGCGCAAACACATCCGGATTATCAACAATGACCGAATGGAGCGCGTGCGCCAGTTCGTCCACACGCTTTTCGTCGTGGTCGCGGTAGCCGAGGCCGAAATAAATCGCATGGACCATTTCGTGGATGAAATCGGCTTCCATTTTGGCCGCGGCCTGCGGGCTGACGCGGATAATCAGGTCGCCGTAGAGGATTTCCGCCGATACATTGTTGATACCAAGATCCATTTTGTTGGTGATCTCGACGGTGTAGGTCTTGCCGCCGATCTTGATCTTTTCAGGAATTTTCATCGAATTCACCTCGTTCTGTGGTTTTCCGATTGATCCGCGCCGCAGTTTTGCGGTATTTCTGCGGCAGCGGAAAAATCGTTATAAGGGTTTCGCCGTGGAAGATATAGACGTTGTTGCAGTAGATACGGACATTGTTTGCCGTCTCGTGCTTCCAGTACAGCGCCGATATGTACCGGTTCAGGCTGCCGCTGGTGTCGCTGTGCCGGATGCCGTACCGCAGCGCATTTTCAGCGTTCTTGTGGGAGAGCTTCTTCGGCAGGCCGAGACGTTCCTTTGTCCTTCGCGCTGCGTGATTGGTAACGCGGGTCATTTCCGCAAGAGGGCCACAAAGACGGCGATAATGCCAATCAATGCGACCACTGCGACGCTGATCCAGAGCGGAGACAGCACCCACCACCACGACCAAGCAATAACGCGCGTCAGCTTGAGCGTGATAAACACGATGGTCAGCAGGCCGACGAAGCCGATTCCGCCACCACCACTATTTTTCTTATCCATGTATTTCAGTCCTCCTCGCAAATGCGGATCAGGTTGTGAATGCCTCTCTGGGTGTAGCCGAGGATTTTTCCGGTGCCCGCCCAGAACTGGACCAATGCGTCGTCGGATTTACGGCGGCAGTGGAAATGGCCTGTAGCATCGTTCTTCAGGACATATTCGATGTTGTTGGCCTCAAGCTGCCGGATCGCATACTCGATACGGTCGGGATTTTTTGCTACCCGCTCCTTGTGATTCTGCCGGGCGTGCTCCTTGAGAGCGTCCCAGCATTCATCTCTCGCCATGCGGATTACCTCCCAAACAGTTGGGGCAGACCTGCCGCCCCTCAGGGATTTCAGCGCCGCATGAAATACAGGTGTTGACGGGCGGGGCCTTCGGCGTCTCCGTGGCAATCTCACCGGCGCAGGCGGCGTAACCGGCCAAGTCAACAAAGCTGTCACCCTTGACGCCGGTCTTGATGCGGGCCACCTTCAGGAGTGCCAGCATCATAGCAACGTCTTTCGCGCTGTAGTGCATTCCGGTGTACGCCTCCCACAGCTTGCCGATAAGGGCAAAGTTGTTTTCGGGCCTGCCGTACTCGCGCTCACGCTCTCCGCAGACGCATTTACGCGCCTGTTCCAGAATTTCAGCTCGTTTCATGGTCAGCCTCCTTCGGAAGAATGTCGTCAAAGCAGACGGGAACGATCTGCTGCAACTCACGCAGCAGTGGTGTAGCTATCTCCCGAATCTGCGGATGCGCGCCAGTTGAGGTGCGGAGCCGCAGGAAGTGACGCCACTCGCGGATATTGGCCGTCATAACGACCTCCGTTTTGAGGCTGTTCGGGAGCACTGCGCGGGCCTCCTGCGGGGACAGGCCCCAATTCAGAAGGTTGAAGTAGGCTGTTTCAGCGCGGCGGCAAGCCTCTTTCCACTCGTCGTAGGCGAAGGTGTCCTTGTTCAGGTAACACGGCTCAATGACTGTGATCTCGCTGCCGAACTTCGGGGCGCTGTCGTCCGTGATCTTGCCCTCGGATTTGTAGCAGACGCGCCCGCACTCCTCAAGACGCTTCAGGATCACGCCGCCGTTGATAGGCGTGATGAACTCAAAGCCGGGCTTAATAATCTTCATCGTCGTCCTCCGTTTCGTCGTCTCCGGTTGCGGCCTCGTACTGGCCGTATGTAATGGCTCTGACGCACTCGACGGGAACGCCGAGCAGGTCAGCAGTGCTCTTGCGCTGGGCATAAAGGAAGCCTTCGCACTGAACCGAATTGTTGATGATGCCCACAAGCTGGTCGGCAGCTTTCGCGTGCTTCAGCGCAACGCTTGTGTAGCCGACGCTCCCAGCGCCGCCGAATACTTCGGCGTCCTTGACCTCGAAATGGCAGGTCAACGTAATGTCAACCAGACCGATGTTAGCGTTTTGCATAGGATTTCCCTCCGTTATTGATGTGTTCCTCATAGCTGTAGCGAATGCAGTAGAGCGCCACATAGAGGATGACAAGCAGATAACCGGCATAAAGGAACAGCCAGTACCACGAATAGAACATGGACAGGACCACAGGAACGGCCAGTGTGCCGATTACTGCACCGGCGATAAAAAGGATCAGAGCCACCACAGCGGCGGTTTTAATCAGCTTTTCGCATTTCATAATGAGTTGCCTCCGTAGATTTTGTGTTATTGTATTTTGGGTGGCCCCACGACCGGGGGCCGGATTTCAAAGGGAAATCAGATTAAACAGAAGCCGAACGCCACCCCGTAGGAGTTGGACGCGTTGCCGTAGAGGCTGTAACCGTTGGCGTACACATTGGCGAAAGACGACGAGCCGGACGCCTCAGGCGACCGCAGCCACCACCACCATGTTCCATTGTCGCCGCACTCCTTCACGCGGTCCTTCTCGCGGAGGAAGCACAGAAGCTGCGTGTCCTCCGGCTCACGATCCGACCAGCGGCCCTTGCCAAACACCTGCGTCTTGGAGAGCAAGAACAGCTTGTCTTCGGTTTCTACGCGCTCACCGTCCACGATCTGGACGATTGTCGTCGGCGCAATAAGCGCCTGAAGCTCGTCCGGCAGAAGGGCGAACACGGTATTGTTGAGATACTGCCGCATATCGCAGGCAGCCCACGCACCCTTGTTGGTGGGGCGCTTGTTCATGCAGTGCTCGTCAGCGAGGCAGTCTTCGAGGACGAAGAACCACTTGCCCTTCTTGTCCTGTGTAACTCTCACGGCCACTTCCTCGCCGTTCTTCAGATTGAAGATGACCAAATCGCCCTGCGCGATGGCGCCGTTATCGACCGCCGCCTTCAGCGCGGCCCATGTGGTTTCGTTGGTAGTAGAAGTCTTGATAAACATAAAAGGTTACCTCCTTAATCTTTTTTGAAAAATGCTCCGACCCAGCCGTCAGCGCCGAGGGGCAGGCCCTCAGCCCACGGGATCGGGGTTGACATGATCTTGACCACCTTGTCAAGCATGGCGTCGTTGGTGTCAAATGCTGCGGTGTCGATGACCACCTCGTCGTGGATGTGAAAAACCACAGGCAGCCCAGCGGCTTCAAGGTGTTCAATGGCCTGCGCCAGACAGTCGCGGGCAATAGCCTGTACGACGTTCTCCACCAGCTTTCCACCGTAGGTTTCGATGTGGCCCCACTTGTTTTTGTCGTTCACGCCCATATAGGTGATGGACGGACCGCCCCAGCGGTTTTCACCGACAGCAGGCTCCACATAATAGAGCTTGCGACCGGACGGAAGCGAGATGGTCATGCAGGTCGTACCACGGATGCAGTCACATTCCCGCGCGAAGGTGCAGCAGCGAACGCGGAGAGAGCCGCCATTCTGAATGACACGGATCGCCGCGTCATTGAAGCTGTACCAAAGGTTGCGGATTTTGGGGTTTGTGTTGCGCCACTTGTCCACGATGTCTTTGATTTCTTCGTCCGGCAGGTCGGCAAGCAGCTTGCCGGTGTCCATCTGCCGCATAGCAGGAACGCCGCCCTGATAGCCGAGGGCCAATTCTGCGACCTTGCCGCGCTGCCGGAGGGAGTATTCGGGGTTGCCCTTTTTGATCCGTTCCAGCGGGACGCCGAACATCTGAGAGGCGGACGCCTCATAGATTTTGCCGTGCGTCCTGAAGACTTCAAGCCGCCACTCCTCGTCGGCAAGCCACGATATGACGCGGGCTTCGATGGCGCTGAAGTCGGCGTCGATCAGGACGTTGCCGGGAGCAGCCACAAACGCGGTGCGGATAAGCTGTGACAACGTGTCATTCGGGGAGCCGTAGACTATCCGCAGCGCGTCGAGCTTGCGGCCCTTGACCAGTTCACGGGCAAATTCCAGCGGCTCCGTGTAGGTGCGCGGCAGATTCTGGACCTGCACCAGACGTCCGGCCCAGCGCCCCGTCCGGTTTGCGCCGTAGAACTGAAGCAGCCCACGGACGCGCCCGTCGTCGCACACAGCGGCCTCGATGGCGTCGTATTTCTTGGTGCTGGTCTTACCCAGCTCCTGCCGGATTTCCAGCATCCGCTGAACGTGGTCGGCGTTGTCACGGCCCAGCAGCTCTTTGATCGTCTCCTTGCGGAGGGTGGTAATATCGTCGCCGGTTTCGGCGGACAGCCAGCGGGCAAGCTGCTTGACGCTGTTGGGGTTTTGCAGTCCGGAAAGCTGGACGGCCTCGTCGGTGAGCTGCGCGCGGATGATTTCGCCCAGCTCCAACGCGCCTGCGCAGAAGTCCATATCGACTGCCACACCGCGCGCATTGATAAGAAGATCCGTTTCCCACTGCTTCTGAACGAAATCCGGCACGGGAAACACGGACAGGCGGCGTTCGATCTCCATTTCCGCCACAACGTCTTGGCCGTTGTAGGTCTTGAATAGCTCCCATTTTTTGGGGTCGTGATGCGGGTAGATTCGGGTCCTGCCGCCGTTCGCCTTCGTGGGCTTGCAGGGCACACAGAAATAGCGGATCAGAGCCTTGCCGGTAGTCAGCTTTTGTTTGTCCTCCGGAATGCCCAGCGCCCGGCCTGTCGCGTCCAGACCTGCGGTGTAACCGGCATACAGGCCGTGCAGCATCGTGTCACGCCACTGTGAAGGCGGGAGCTGTGCGCCCATGTACTTACTGAGGCAGTACCATTCAAAGGCCGCATTGTAGGCGTGCTTCAGGCACTGCGGGTCTGTCAGTGCGTGAATAACTTCCAGAGGGATTTTTTCGCCCTGCGCCATGTCAATGACCTGAGTGGGCGCACCGTCGAAGCTGTACGCGAAAAGCAGAATCTCAAAGGCGGGGCTTTGCACATAGCGGTAAAGACCGGCCTTCTTCAGGTTCACGTCCGAATACGTTTCGAGGTCGATACTGAGGTGGATCACGTCGCACCTCCTTATCGCTGGAAGGCTTCAGAGCTGGAATAAAGGCTGAGAACGTTCTTGGTGTTGACACCGCGCTCCTGAAGCTCCTCGATCATGGACTTGAACAGCGGGGTTGACTGCACATACTCGACCAGCTCCGCGTCGCTCAAGCTGGTTACGTTCTTGAGGGACTGCTTGCGGTCATCAGCGTTGAAGGGCGTCCAGACCGTATCAGAGAAGGTCGCGTGCTCAATGTCAGCCACGAGGATGGAAAGCGTCCGAGCGGGCTTCTGAACGAGCATACGCACTGTGTTCAGCAAATGCGGCGTCTCCATGTTGCCCACGGGGACAGCCTCGCCGACGCCGGTGATCCAAACGCCGGAATAGTCAAAACGGGTTTTCATATTTGCCTCCTTTGTGCCCTTGCCGGGCGGGCGGTCACTGTGTAGCCGCCTGCCCAGCGCTGTGGTTTACATGGGCTGACCGGTGATGGGGTTGATCTGGCCGGGAGTGTAACCGGCCTGCGGCTGAACGCCGCCGACACCGGCGAACTCAGCGGCGGGAACAACGGAGTTGCTGAGCGGTTCGCCGTCGCGGGTCTTCATCACGGCGCGCAGGCCGCAGCCGACGCCGCGCTTGCCCGCAGAGTTGTAGGCATAGAAGTTGATGGACACACGGGCATACATACCGCTGTAAATGTCCGTGGGAGCCAGTTCACAGTTCACATTGTCCGCGCCGCAGACATAGGGCTTGTTCTTGCTGGATGCGGTCACGACCCAGCAGCCACGGCATTCCTCACCAAAAGGCTCACCGGAGGGGCGCACACCGTCACCGTCATGGACAACGGATTCGATGCGGGCGGGACGGACACCATTCCACTTGGCGTTGACGCCGACCTCGGCGGCGGCGTTCATGGCCGCGTCAAGCTCCTGCTTGATAGTCGAGTTGGACTTAGGGATCAGCAGCGTGACGCTGAACTTCGGGTCGCCCACGCCGTTCTGCGGCGCACGGGCGGTCACGAGGTTGCAGTAGGACAGGCGGCATTCGGGGGTGAGAACTCTTTTCGGATCATTCTGATACATGGTTTAATTCCTCCATAAATTTCATTCAGTTCAATATGTTCAGTCCTGCATCCGCAGGTAGGGTCAAAGGTTTTTGTAGATCGCGTTGAAGGCGTTTCGGGTTACGGATTTGAGCGCATTCCGGTTTAGGCGGGGCGCTTCCAGCAGTTCCATAATGGCGGTGAAGGATTCGCAGGCGTCACGGCACATATCCAGATAGCCGTCCGCGTTGCCCTCATAATCCTTGACCAGCTCCTGCTGTTCTTGGATTTCCTCCTTCAGCTCTGCGACGCATTCCCGGAAGCAGCGGGCGACATCATCTCCGAGCTTTTCGCGCAGCAGCCGTTCAAGAAACACATCCTTGTCCTCGAAAATGACCTCCATGCTGCCGTCATTGAGATATACCGTTTCAGCCATCGGACGCACCCGCAAACTCAGCGGCACCGACGCAATAGGCTTCGCGGCGGTCGCTTGCCAACGCAAGTGTAGGTTTGCCCTTCGGCTTCGTGACACACTCGGAAAGCAGCTCCGCAAAGGTCTTTTTGCCGAGCATCTTTTCCAGCTCTGAGAGGGTCTTCGGCTTGCGGTCGTAGATCAGCGCCTCGTCATACCCGGCGTCAATCAGCTTCTGGACAGCGGCGTCAACATCCGTGAAGGCACGGTTGCTGCGGCCCTCCACCAGCTTCCAGCCGGGGATTTCGCCGCCGTCAAGCATTGCGCCGGTGGCGTAGTCCTGAAGGTCCTTGTACCACTGCACCAGACCTTCGGCCTGAATCAGCAGGTCGCCGACTTCGGCATCCGACAGGCACGGGCTTTTTCCGATCTCACGGCTGCCGTTCGCGGGGGTGAGATTCTTGAAATCCTCAAAGCCGGTAAAGAACGCGGCTCTTGCGGCGCATTGCGCCTTGCCCTTGCAGAATCGGCAGTGCTCACCGGGGCAGAAGGTTCCGGGGCCGTCGTAGGCTTCCTTTGCAAGGGGTTTGATACTCTCGCCCCATGCAAGCAGATCATCCACACTAAGGGCGTCCTCGCTGGCCTCCTGTGACAGGCGGGGCTGACAGATACCCATTGATACCCACTTGATTTGGTCGCCGTAGATAGGCCCGTAGAGCTTCAGAGCACCCAGCGCATACAGCCGCATTTGCGGGTTGTTTTCAGCCGATACGGGAACGCCCTTGCCGTGCTTGTAGTCGGTGATGTGCAGCGTGTCGCCGCCAATCATGATACAGTCGCAGGTGCCGAAACCGTCCGGGACATAGGTCGTGAGATCGACCTTGACCTCCATTGCCACATGGGGCGGCGCGGCGTACTGCATGGCCTTCTCCGTGAGATAGTCCACATACGCTTCGGCGGTCCGCAGCATCTCGTCAGAGTACAGCGGGCGGGCTTGCAGCTTCTTCAGCTCAGAGTTGAATTTGCGGGTGGACAGGACAGTGAATTTCTTGCGGGCATACAGCTCGCAGATGGCGTGTGCCAGAGTACCTTCCTCCGCATAGGAGCTTGTCCCGTCAGGAAAACTCTCCTCGAAATGCGGTGCCGCCGTACAAGCCAGCCAGCGGTGGGCGCTGGATGCGCTCAGAAGGGCGTGTTGTCTGGGGGTAGGCATTGTCCCACCTCCCGTTAAAGCTGCGCTCCGAGGGCTTTAAGCTCAGCACCAAAAGCGCTGTATGCCTCCTTCGGCAGCTGCGTTACGGCCTGTACACCGAACTTGCCCAGCAGAGCGAGGAGCTGCGGCATCTTGCCTGCGTCGATCAGCGCCGCACCCGCGCGGCTCAGCGCCTCCACGGTGTAGCTCTCAGCCGGA